TTTTTATTACTAAAACAAACATCATGACACCAGAAGAAAGAGACGAAAAAATTGTAAGTATTCTTACAAAGATTTGTATTAACGTACTTGTAAAAAATCTGTTTGATAAAAACGGAGTACGAGTTTACGAAGAAGTTTTGCATGAACTTAACCAATTACCGGTAAACGAAGAAGAATATACTCGCTGCAATCATGCCCATGCTTTTTTGCATAAAACAGCTATTGAGTATCTACAAAAAACAATAGTATTTAACGAAGAACACAGAACAAAATGAACCAGGCAAGCCAAGACATCTTAGACTACATTGTAGACAACCACCTTGCCCTCCGTGACATCACCGACGAAGGCATAAGCAAGGCCATTGATGCACTGTTTAATTTTAACGATTTACTACCGAAAGAACAAGTGCTATTTAATAGCATCATGGCACAGGCAATAGACTTTGAATGGATTGCTCAACAGTTGCAAAACTGGGAGGAGGAAGAGGAGTTAAAAAGATTAGACGCACAAAGAGAAGACTATTATGACAATCACTAAAGCAAAGGTTAAATACAGTGCAGGAGCACCAAGAGAAGGTCAATACGGCCCATCTATAAACATCCTTGTAGTCTTTGCCGATGGCAAGGAAGCAAGGATATATGGAAAGCCTGGCGATCCTATACAGAGTTTAAAGCAAGGAGAAGTTATTGACGTTATAGATGATAAAGGCAAATTAAAATATGTTCAAAGCGAACCAACTACACAGCAAGCGATTGAATCAATGCAAGATGTAGATAAAGAGAAGCCTGACCTTGCAGCCATTGCTTTTGAACTATCTGCTATTTATACACAGACATACATTGACATTTATAACAAGTTAATAGAGGCAGAAATACCGCACGACAATGCAACTGCCGCAACTTCTACTATCTTTATACAGGTCTTCCAGAAATTGAGATGAATGACTCTATATGTGCCAGTATCTGCGCTGGCACTTTTTTAAAAACTAAAACAACTTACCATGCTTAAATTACCTAAAGAACACTTATCAGTATCACAGATTAATTTATGGGAGAGCGATCCTATTGCATATCAAAAGAAATACTTTATTGGCATTCCCGATCCACCTTCTCCTTTCCTTGAATTTGGCAAACAATTTGCAAAGGACATAGAAGACTATGCAGCAGGTGTGCAAAGAGATTTTAACTTTCCAGAAGGCTTTTTAGATATGACTTTAATTTATCCTCATGTAGAATATAAATTAGAGCATGATTTCGGAAATTTTAAAATGTTGGGATATATAGATAATTGTTCCAAAGATTTTGAAATGGTTATAGATTTCAAGACTGGAACTGCCCCTTGGTCAACACAGCGACTGCAAGAATCTTTACAGATGCAGACCTACTCTTTAATATTGTGGTATAAATTTGGTGTTATGCCTACCTCTGTCATTAGCTACTGGAAGACTAAGCTAAGAGGCAAAACATTGTCATGGGCAGGTGAGCACGAAAGTTTTATGTATGTGTTTAACACAGAAGAATTAACAGCCGCAGAGGCAAGGATAAGGAAAGCAGCGAAAGAGATAAGTGAGGCTTATGAAAGATACCAAAATAGTGCAATAGGTGAAAGAATGTTTAAATATGCTGAGATCACAAAGGAGTTAAAAGAATTAGAGAAAAAAAAGGAATTAATTAAAAATGATTTAAGTGATTTACTAAAGGATAATAAAATGGCTATGGATGTGCATGGTAGTTTAGTATCTTATTCCACCTATCAAAGAAAGTCATATACCTATTCCAAGAACATTATAAACAAGGAATATGAGATAGAAGCAATGAAGAAGGAAGAGATAAACACTGGAGTAGCAGAGGAGCATTCTAAAACAGTCACACTTATATTAGTCAAAGATGAAGGAGTGGAATAGTAAGATGTTAGAAATATCTGCATTTTGCGAAGAAGTAAATGCCTGGATAACCACTGCACCATCGGCAGAGATGTTGGATGAGTGCGACGAATTTCTCCGGCAATTATCTGCCTACTATTCAAGGTACACAGTAATAAGCGGAATGAATGAATCTATCTTTGCCCAGATGATGATGAGCTGCATCAGAGATATGCCAGAGGAGGAGTATAAAAGAATAAAGCACTCCTCTACTTTGACAGATTACTACGTCAAAGGCAAGTATCCTAAAGCGACTGCCATCTTTGAGCAATGTAGAGCGGTGCAAAAGTTACTTTTAGTAACCTCTGATAATTACAGGACATTGTTAAGTAGCTTTAGGCAAGAGAGAATATTAGTAGGCCACATGGCTACATAAGACATTTGCAGACCTCGGAGTAGGATGTTTTGTTTATTAATTAAACATTTCTTTCCATCCTATTGCGTCAGAGGATGAATTGACAGCCTGGAATAGACAGGCATGTTAACAAGGTAGCGGATGGGTAGCGCAAAGCGGCGACCGCGGCTGATATTGTGGGTTCAAATCCCACCCTTGTTACTTAGCATGGCATAAACGCAAAGGAAAATCTGCCACAAGTTTATGTTAATATGCAGGCAGACCTAAACGCTTAAGGTTAACAGGGCTTAACTCATAAAGTCCAGAGAGCGCAATCTAACGAGTGACAGCACGGAAAGACGGCAAATTTAGCAAGGTAGCGTAACGGTAACGCAATGAACAGGAAAGGCTGCATAGATACAGGTTCGAATCCTGTCCTGACTACAAAAAAATTAAGGTTATGAATATTAAACAATTAAAAGAATCAATCGCAAATCTTCCTGATGAAATGGAAGTGGTTTTACAAAAAGATAGTGAGGGTAACGGGTATAGTCCACTTAAAGGTGTTGACTCAGATGCTGTTTACATTCCTTATAATACATGGTCAGGGGATGTTTATTCAATTGGATGGACTTCAGATGAAGCTGATATGTCAGATAAAGAATGGCAGGAAATAAAGTCAAAACCAAGAACTTTGATTTTATATCCTGTTAATTAATATTAACCTAGTCAGGTGGCGGAATGGTAGACGCACATCCTAAATACATTCAGATGGTGGAACTGAATTAATTGGGTGTACCACTTGCAGGTTCGAATCCCGTTCTGACTACTTTTCAAACCTCTCTTAAATCTCTCTTAAACCTCTCTTAAATCTCTAATTAATGTCTAATAAAATGAAAGTAGAACTTTTAGAAATATTTGGAAATGATGACATGGTAGCTAATGCGGCCCGCGTTTCGTATGGCAAAGAAGCAAACAATTACACTGTAGAGCAAAATGGAAAACTAATAAAATATCTTGCGGAACACAATCACACCTCTCCTTTTCGCCACCCACAACTGCAATACAGAATAACCTGCCCTATTTATGTAGAAAGGCAGTTATTTAAGCACCAAATAGGATTAACTGCTAATTCAATATCTGGCAGATATGTAGATTTTACAGACAATTACTACAAGATAGATGATTTTAGATTACAGAGCAAAAGTAGTAAGCAAGGCAGTGCAGGACATTTAGAGAGATATGATAATGATGCAGCATTAATGATACAAGATGCTGTGATAAATTATTGCGCCACTGCCTACCATGAGCTGTTGCAGCTCGGTGTTGCAAAGGAACAGGCGCGCACTATTTTACCTCTTAATCTTGAAACTACTTTTATCTGGACAGGAAGTTTATTAGCTTACATCAACTTTTGGAAGTTAAGAATTACAAGAGACACACAATTTGAAACAATGCAGATAGCAATGGATATGTTATGTGAGTTAAAATTGCGTACTAATGGCTTTGAACACTCTTTAAAAGCATTTCATATATGAAAGATTACGATGAAGTAAGAGGCCTTCGTTACAACTCTGATAAACTCCGCTACGACCTTATCCCTCCATTTGCCAACCGTGAATATGCCAAAGTATGGACACAGGCACTTGGCAAATATCCAGAAGGAAATTGGGAGAAAGGAATGCCTTGGACAGAGGTAATAGCCAGTGCAATGAGGCACCTGGAAGCAATAAGGCTGGGAGAAGATATAGATGCAGAGTCAGGGCTGCTCCATGCCGCACACTTGCAATGCAATGCTGCAATGCTGACAGAATACTATTTTACTAAACAAGATTTTGATAACCGTAAAAAATACGACAAATGATTTTAACAGATCACACGATTACCGCAGAGATTAACAATGGAAACATTGTTGTAGAGCCTTTTATTCCGGAGAACCTTGGCACTAATAGCATTGACCTAACTTTGTCAAATACCTTGGTACTTTACACCGAAAGCGTATTAGATACAAAAAAGAAGAATCTTAGTGTACCAGTTATTATTCCTCCGGAAGGAATAATTTTACAGCCTGGCATTGTTTACCTTGCCTCAACTGTCGAATATACGGAGACACTTCGACATGTGCCAGTTTTGATGGGAAAGTCAAGCCTTGCTCGTTTAGGATTATTCATTCATGTATGTGCCGGCTTTGGAGATGTTGGCTTTAGAGGACACTGGACATTGGAGCTTATTGCAGTGCAGAGGATTAAGATTTATCCTGGCATGAAGATAGCGCAAATAGTTTACCATGAAATAAGCGAGATGCCTAAAATAAGCTATGATAAGAAAGAGGATGCAAAGTATAGCAACCAGGGAAGTGAGCCAGTAGCAAGTAAAATGTATTTAAATAAATAACTATGACAGAAGAAGAAAAAGAATTAGTTAAAAATGCTGCAAAAATCATTGTAACATTTGGCGGAGTATTAACTTGCCTTTGGATTATTTATTATCTATACGACTTGCTATGGAAGTAGAGATGAATAAGTATGTCATCAAATTTGAAGATGGCAAAAGCGTAACAGTAAGCGCAAAGAACCTTGAAGAAGCACTGGATAGGTTTAAAGAATTGCGCATCGAAACAGCTACAAAGGAGATCAGAGTCATGTCAGCCTGGGAGAGATACAATAAACACAAGCAAAAGGAGTAGTAATCGTTTTTGGTAATTTAAGTTGTTTCAGAGTGCGGAGATTTGCCTTCGCACTTTTTTTATAATTATTTTTAATATTTATATACAAGTTATTTATTTTATATTACTTTTGTAAAGTCATTATGACAAACACTAAAACATCACACAAATGAAAAAGAATTTTAACAACCAAAACTTTGAATGGCTATTTGATGACATTACATCTACAATGCCTAAAATTATCTTTGTTGGCATTATTTTAACTTATGCCATCACCGCTGCACTAAATGTGTATTTTCTTCCCCTTCCTTTACTCCTTTCCATCCCTGCATCGCTTATATTGCAGTTTGGCAGATTTGCCATCGTCTTTATTGACTTTCTTAATCCATCCAGTAAGAGATCAGTATACCCTCCAAAGGTTGCAGCAATAGCCACAGTAGTAGCATTGTTAGAATTATTCTTCTCTATCCAAGGTCAGGCAACTGGTGCAGAATTTTATGCCATGTTCTTTTTTATAGGTACTATTATCTGCTTTGGATATGTGTTGGAGATACAATTCATTGAGAAGGGCATAGAAGCCTACGGCATTGGCATGAAAGCACCAAGGAAGCGCAATGTACCAAGTAAAGGTAAAGAGCCAGTACAGATGAATACAACGGTGCGCAGCGTACAGTTATCATTGGCAATCATGTTAGTGTTAGGAGTAACTACTGTAAATGCTCAAAATAATCACTTTTTAGCCTATAATACTGTAAGTTTTGGAAAGATAGGAGATAAATTGCTTGAAAGAAGTTATTATAGTGTAGCAGATGGTAGCTATACTGTTGATACAATAACTTATGATATGTTGTCCGGCATAGATTTGTGGGATGGTTACAGTAATACAACTTATGATAACTGCCTATTCATGACCTATGGAACACTTAATTTAGAATATTATCCTTTTTTTGAATTATGGAAGCATGGTAAAAAATACTATGATTATCATAGTTTATTAAAATTTGTAAGTAAATACGTTAAACGTAACTTCTTAAATAAAAGGATAAATTATGATGAAATTCGTAGGCATAGATCCAGCCATGCGGCTAAACGGCTTGGCAGTGTGCGTGATTGATGATAAAAAGGTATATTTTGGTAGGTACAAGAATCTGGCTGCATGGATAATGGATAGCCTAACATGGGAGAGAGATTGTGCAATCGTTGTAGAAGATTCTTCCCTCCAAAATATTACCTTTCGTAAACACGCAAATGTAAAAGCAAGCAATAAGATTAGCCGAAATGTCGGAATGAATCAAGGTGCATCCAGGACAATCATTGACTTATTAGAATTGAATGGACATAAAGTAAAAGGTATTTCACCGCAGCACAAAGGCAGCAAATGGACTATTGATTATTGTATGTCTGTTATAAAGGCAATGAAGTTAGAGGTGCATGGAAATAAAAAACTTTCACAAGATGAAATAGACGCATTCCAAATAGCGTTAATTTCTAAAACTTATTACGAAAATGATGCAAATAAAGGTTATAAAAAAGAAGCTCCACCGGTTGAACCTGGCATACATGGAGGAGACGATGAGAAGGAAGATTAATTATTTTTATGTTGACTACTTAGCCACCAGGATAAGGCAAGAAGAAACTAAACTAACACTTTTAAAAATAGGAAGTCATGCAGATAACTAAATTATTAAACGACAAAGAGATTAAACATGGTTTATTGTTGGTAGATAAATATCCTAAACCTATTAATAAAAACAATGTTGTAAACACAAATAGTGCCTTGCTGCAATTTTACTCCGGCAATGATGGAGCAGGTAGAAAGTTTTATGAATACATGAATCCAGAAAGATTAAAAGCTATTTTATTTATGATAGTAAATAATACAAGCGAAAAAGACGAAGTCAAAGCTAAGGCAGCTACGATGTTCAAAAAACTCTTCAAAAGTTGAGTGGTGTTTACTTAGTGTAATTTCAGCCGCAGGTGTTTTTTCCTGCGGCTTTTTTGTTACCACTCCACACCTTGTTTTATAGCATATTCAAGAATGCCCTTAGCGTGAGCTTTCGCCACTGCCTCCTGCCATTCTCTGTCTATCATTAACACAGCGTCATTGTAATTCGTAAAGAATCCATTTTCTGTCAACACCGCTGGCACCTTGGTTGCCGTTAACATTTGAAACCTTGCCTCTCTGTCAAGGTCACCATCACTGTAATCATGCCGATGCACCCAGCCAGGAGTAGCATCTTTCACTTCTTCGCCTATCATAGTTGCAAGCAGATCAGACTTTGTATCACCTGGGGATGTAAACACCTCCCATCCTCTGGCGGATGTAGAAGCTGCGGCATTACCATGAATGGAAACAAGCACAGTTGCCTTGCCCAAAGAAGCATAGCTATTTACCAGCTGACATCGTTTGTTAAGTGATGTATCAATTATAGGCTCATAGACTTGTTTCACCTGGAAGCCATAGTCAATAAGAAACTGTTCAAGGAAGTTGGCAAGGGAGCGATTGAACACACCTTCAAAGAACCATCCATAGGAATGGAATTTACCATGTTTGTGTTGATAACACTTTGATGGATAGGTAACATATTTATCCGGCCCTATTCCTTTGTTAAGACCACCATGCCCAGCATCCACACATACTACAAAATCATTTGGTTTCATTCTGCAAATTGAAAATTATACAATAATTTTTTATCAACATCCATCGTGTATTTCATCCAAATACCGGCACCTGCTTTTGGAGACAATCCTTTTTCAACGGCATAACCATTAAAATCAATAGGTGCATTTTGGTAGGTGCCTGTTTTAATATGCCATTGCTGATCTACACTTTCACCGTATCGAGAAATGCGATTCCTTGTCACAGGAACAATCCATCTATCATGCGTATGTCCAGAAATTACAATGTTAGCATCTGGCAGATACACAGCTTTTCTATTTGTTTGAATGACATCTTTTGTTACGACTCCCCCGCCTCCGTAACCGTGGTGATAAGCCATAATTAAAGGCACTTTAGAACCTTCATCAAGGTAGGCATACATTCTACAATAAATATATCCAGAATAATTGCCCTGTGTCATTTCTAACTTTTCGCAAATCTTGTCAACTATGCCATACTCAATGCGCTTTTCAACACTTGTTTCATGGTTGCCAGGTGAATAGAAAGCCAATATAGATTTGTAAGGCATCAGAAATTCAACAACATCTTTAATTACTTCGTCAATGTATCTGGCAGAATTGTATTTAGGATTTAAATCTCCCTTGTTGCTACGAGGATCATATTTGCCTTGCATCAAGTCAAGCAAATCACCAAATATAAACACTGGAGCATTCCTTTCCATTGCAAGATCAAGGTGTTGCTTTAGCTTCACTCTGTCGCAATGCACACTGTCAAGGTGAACATCGGAAATCAGTAAGAAATACCTATCTTTTTTGTAGACTTGATAGTCCATAAATTGATAAGTATTTGGAAATATTTTTTGTAACATAGTTTTTTATTTAAAAGGGGAATAGAAATCAATCTACTCCCCTCGGCTGCCTAAGGTAGCGATTCCTGCTGCGCCTATAATTTAAATCCGATAAGGCTAAAAGCCATACCTACGATTGATAATTTAGGAGGTAAACTAACTGAAATTTCCTTTCCAGCACACTCTTTCGATGTCTCCTTTATCTTATCCCAAATTATTTGAGCAAGTTGGATGTAATTTTTCCATGTGAATTTAATTTTATTTCCTTCCATGTAAATGTTTACCTCACTTGCTAACTCCGCTATATTCATTGAATAGCAAGCAATGTCGCCAATGGGACTTTTGATTGTGTCGGCTGATTTTAAAGCCTCTTTAAAATTTGTTTCCATGTTTATTTGTTTTTAACGTCTGAAAAATCTTGTTATTAATACTGCGAGGTTTACACCTGTGATGCGCTTTATGTTTTCTGAAATACTTGTAAGCTCAACTGCTGCCATTAAAAAAGCTGCCATGTATGTAATGTTAAACGGTAAACTAAAAGTATTTCTTGCTCCTTCGAATATAAGGATGCCGCAGAAATATACAACTATCTTTTCCATTGTGCGATAAAGCCCTTTGCTATTTATCTTTTGTTGCTCCTTCCTTGCTGCCATTATTCCCGTTGCCATGTCAGCGAAAACCACGAAGATTGTAAAAACTAAGAATCCCTTAATCGGAACAAAGAAAGAAAATATCCAGCCGCAGCATATTGCATAAACTATTTTTTCGTAGCCGAGGTGTAGGAGGTTTATTATTGTTGTTTTCATATTATAGGTTTAAAACAAATATTGTAAATGTTCCAGATGCCGGATTTACAGAGGCAGAAGAATAATTATTAAATCTTACTTTTACAGTACCTGTTGCAGAAACCCATGCAGTGTAATTGGTATTAGCAGCAGCAGAACCATCAGGCACTGCTAACATAACTGGATGTGATGTTTGAGCGCCAGTATAACTTACAGTTAAATCACTTGATGTTTGTGCGCTTGTAGAAGGAAAATCTAATGATGCTAAAGTAAATGAACCTATATTTAATGTTCCACTTGATAAATTTAAACCACTACCTAAAGTAACACCTACTACTTGACCTGTACTACTTCTTCCAATTATACTTGTTGCAGTTCCAGTTGCACTACTTAATGTAACTGTGCCTGTAAATGTTTTATTGCCTGCAAAACTTTGAGTAGTTGTATTAACTACTCCAGATGCTCCGGTGCCTGCATCTGTTATTGATATATTAGGTGTAGTACCTCCAGATGATGAAAGAGGAGACGAAGCTGTAACACTTGTAACTCCTCCCGTTGCACTTAATGTGCCACTTGACAAAGACAATCCTGTGCCTATTGTAACTGTGGCAAATCTATCTGTGGAAGACAAGCCTCCAAGCCTTGTAGCTGTGTAGGTGTAGTCTTTAAATAATGCCCTGCCATTAAATTGAGTTATACCTTCAAATACTTTATCTCCGCTAAATTGTTGTGTTCCTGATGATGTAACAATGCCGGCAGTGCCAAACGCTGCATCTGCAACAGATATAACTGGTGTAGTACCTCCCGATGATGATATTGCACCACTACCACTAACAGATGTAACAGTGCCGACAGATATATTACCAGAACCTAATAAGCTATTAGAATTAACTGTTTTTATATTTGTGCCAGATACTAAAATAGGTTGATAAGTAGAAGCTGCTACACCAGTGCGCAAATAATTTGTAAGCATCGAAGCCGTATCACTTACTAAAAGTGTTGCTGTTGTGTCTCTCCATAATCCCTCACTACTTTTATAATACAAAGAAGCCTTGTCAACTGGTGAGGTAATAGCTAAATCATGAAGCTCATGTAATTTATAACCCGATGCTACTCTTATAGCTATTGTTCCATTGTTTACATGGCTATTAATACAAAATCCAATAGGCATATCAATGTTTGGAGCAACTGGCTCAACATCTGTCCAAACACCTGCCACCGTTGGCGAAGGGTAAAGAATCGAACCAGCTACAAAAGTATCAGTGTTAACTTTCCGTATTTTACCAAATGAAATAACATATCCATCCTCACCGTTGCTTAAATCGTGTGCCGTTATTCCAAGTAAATATTTTGCATCTATTGAACCGTTGGCGATGAATTTCGCCACTGTTATCCTACCACTTGCACCAACCGTGCCATTAGCGTAAACAATACTACCTTTAGTAATTGTTGAGCCTGTTTGATTCTTAACTAACCAAAAGTTTTTAAATCCTAATTCGTTTGGTACCTGGTCATACATTCCAAGCACCACAGTAGCTAACTCACTATCCCAGCGCATTTTTGCAGTATCCACGTTGTTTGTAGTAACACTTGTTTTAAAAAACAATGAATCTACTGGCTGTGCAAAATTGTTGTTTATAATCACTGTATCACTATTATTAAATTGCCATCCTCCCTTAGATGCTATATAGCTATACATAATATTGTTTACAGTGTCAACTAACAAATAAGCCTTTATATCTTTGTTTGTGTAGTTGCTTGGCTTTGTCACAGTGTCTGCGGCAGTGCCTCTGTATACGAGCCCGTTTCCACTGGTCTGCCATCCTAATTTTTGCTTATTTCCTGTAATAGGATAGGGAATAGAATCAATGGCAGCATAGGAAACACCTGCAACCATGACAAGGGCAATGGCAAGGCTTTGGCGTTTGTTGCCTACTTTGTTTATGACCTTCTTCCCGATGCCAAGAACAAGCTCACGGAACAAGGTCAGGGCAACTTCGCCCATGGCTTTTAAAAACTTTCTTTCTTTTTTTGGTGCTTTAATTTCTTCCATTAGTTTATGTTTATGGCAAATACAATGTAATTACTTCCATCGTAATGCGTATTTGAATCAATAGTAATAGTAGCAGGTAATGTAATAGAATATTGACTATCTATTAATTTCTGCCCATTTTGGTAAACATGAATAGCTGCTAATAAATTAGTTGTTGGTAGCTTTCCGCTATTCTGTGTCCAAGTCAATGTGCCGGAGGTTGTATCAAGAAATTCTTGGTTAAAGATGGAAACGGCAGAGCCATTTATTGTAACATTATTTATTGTCTCTGTGACATTGTTATTTACCACTCCACCACTTCCGGCATTGTTTGCCACCTGGTCAAAGTCACGAGGTTTAGATAATACTGTTCTTTCTGTATAGTTAGGCATCAAGTTCTATTTTAAAGTAATCACCTTGCCAAATCTCTGTTTTTAAATCTAAACTTCCTCTTTCAAAAACGTAATATCCAGAGGAATATTCTATGACCTTGTGAGGAAGGTAAGGATTGTCAACTGATAGATTTTGGAATGGCATATCTACCATGCGGAGCTTCGGAGTAAGTTGTCCTCGGATGATCTCGTTTACTAATAATTGACTAATATTTTTAGCCGTGCCAGTGTTACCTATTTTCCATGCGTCTGATGGTTCGTAAACACTTGAGGCATTTAATATTCTAAGTCCACCGGTAGTAGTGGCAGAAGGCCCATCGCCAAGGTATGTATCAAGGTTGCAGACAACAGAAGATTTATCATCGTTATCACTGGCAAATTCTTTTAGATCTGATTGACCTTGAATAGTGCCATCTGGCAGAAATTCCAAATAATTATTAGTCAAATAATATTCAATAGCATAATCTGCTTTAATATCTGTGCCACTTTCGTCTCTTACTTCTTTTAGACGCATTTCCCAGACATATTCTCCTGTCTCCGGAATAGCTAAAGTGTCAAATGAAATAGTTTTATTATTAATTTCAGTGCCATCTAAATTAATAATGTCAGTAACAAATTCCCATTCGTAAAAGCTACTCTCCCAACTGGCAGCACCTAATTGATAATTAAAACCATTAGTAAAAGTTACTGGTCTTTTTAAATATTTATTTTCTTGCTTAACTTGTAGATTATCTATAACTCCAGTAAATTTTGTTGCTGATATTGAATCTAATTTAAAGGCATCAGTATTTGTTGTATAAATTTTATACTCATAATCACCTTCAGTAGTTATTGTTTTAGTTACCCCACCGATGCGCAACCTTAATTCACCTTGTTGCAATGAACCAACTTTTATTGTAATATAATAATATCTATTAGCTACAACTGCACTGCCTGTCCATTCGACTACACCTGTGACTGTGGTAGCAAATAAACTACCATTTAATATACTCCATCCACTTCCAAGTGTCCATGTTTGTAAGATGTTAAATCCCATTAATGGAATGTAATCTATAATAGATGCAACCTTTACAGCATATACAAAGATATGAGGCACAAAACCGCCACCAGTTGACCAAATAGACCTTTGGTATAACATTCCTGTATAGCTTAATTTAGCCTCATTGTTTGTACTATCTAAAGTATCTGTTCTAACTATAACAGGATCTGTATTTGTAATGTAGTTATAAACTACACCAGGCATTAAATTCTTTTTAGCATTGTGATTATAACGTACTAAAGCATTTTTTAAAGCAGAGTAATATGTCCATTTTCCTCCGCTTAATCTCATTAAATCGCTACTTCCTAAATTGCCTTGTACATTAGACAAAGTAAAGTCATCGGTAAATGTGCCAGATGTTTGTACACCTAAAGCACTGTATTTAAAGTAACGTAATGATGCAGGATTGTTGGCATATTGATTAATCTGAATAAACCAATACTGACTGCCACTAAACAATATTCTTGCTCCAAGTGCTTGACATATTTTTTTAATTACATCGTAGCAACTTTGGTAAGTATAATTTTTCTTTGTGTCAATGTGATAAAATGCTCTATGTTGGATTGCAGTTTTTAAAGCAAAATCATTATTAGCACTATATGTTAATGTACTTTCATGCCAGTTAAAAATAGTATGTAACACTGGCAAACTATTTGCCACAAGATTCTCTTGGACAAAATCTAACTGATTAAGGCAGTTTAAAATATGTTGTACAACTGTGTCCTGCCCATTGTAAGGCCCAACCGCACTTTTGTAGTCCAATGTCTTTAGCCAGCCTAATCCATCTATTGCAGATATTTGAGCCTGGTAACCTATGGATAATGGCACATCTTCAAACTCTACTAAATCAGTCACTATATAGCCATACCATTTAAATGATACCGTTGTGTTATCATCCTCGTAGGCTGTAAGCTCCATCGTAAATCTTCCCTCAACTGCCAAGCCAATGTCAAGGAGCAAGGTTTGTAAATCATCATTATTTATCAATAAAGACAATGAACAACGTGAGCCAATGATAGGTGTAAATCTTTCCTGACCTTGCTGACTTTCGCTGTCGTATTGGATGCCTAATGATAATGTGTCAAATGTTTTCACAGTACCGGAGAAAGCACTATCTTTAATAGATACAGTAATCTTTCTACTTTTCTCGTTATATACTGTCGTTGAAAACCTTATAGCCATTATTGTATTCTGCTTAATCCCTTTTGAGATCTGTTTAACAATATAATCAAAT